CGGACTTGCAGAAGACGTTGATGTCTCAATTCCGAGATGCCTCCCCAATCCACATGGCCCAGCAGATATCCAGATGTGCTACTGGATGGCCAGATACAAAAATGTAGAGAAGATGAAAACAACGATTTCAGCAATGTTTGGAGATCTCTACTCTCAGAGAAAGAAGTCCTTTGATCACAAGACATTCATGGACTTTCTCCTTCTAGCCATCTCAAATGGCGAAACCATTACTAGTGCAGATGAAGTTTTCCTGCAACAGTACAAGAAGAGCATACTCTATCCAGGAGTCAACAGTGTTACAATTCCATTCGAAGTGTTACAGAGATATAGATGGACAAAGACAAGTCCATGGATGATCGGTGGCTGGACATTTTTCGGATATGGAAAGAAAGACGTAACAGTTTGCTTGGACTTCTGGAGTAACGACATAAGAAGGATAACCTTGGACGTCCAACCCTCATTTTGGGATATATTCCGCAAAGAAGAAGTCAGAACAAGGATCATCAACGAAGCCATTCTAGTAGGAGGAGATGGAAAGAATCCAGGGAAAAGAGACCAGATAGAGAAACTGGCTCAAGCAACTAGTGAGTCAATAGTTGCAGCACCTCTTCTTCCAAGAGATTTCGATCTATTGCAAGAATCTAGAGATGAAATCAAGAAGATGGAAGACACAACAGCCCTAAAGGCGGCAAGACGATTTCTCCTTAGCAAGGGAACAAAATGTCAAGAAGAAAAAGAAGATGTCATGGGAGAATCAAGAATCACTTCATACTTCTATACTGTGCCAATTCAGAAGAAAGAAGTGAAGACGAATCATTCGGTTCCAAAACATGAAAGGGAGACCTACGTACCACCCTCGATGAGGCCAGCCAACTACAGGCAAATGTGCAAGCACAATCTGAAGACTGAGGCCATTCTCCAGAAATACTTCTCAGAAGTAGTCGAAAAAGGAAAAACGAATCCTAGAGCGACAAGGATAACAAGACATGGTCCAGAGTTTGAGAAGAATGGAGAAGCTATGGAGGCTTTTGAATGGGATAGTCAGAGCACGCCCAACCAGTTTGCAGCATGGTTCAAAAGACAGGTGGCAACAGGACTGCAACCAGATCGAGTTGAAATTGCAAAATTCTTGAAGCATTCGAAGAGCTTTATCAACAACTTGATCCTCAAAATTTCAAGAGAACCACTGCCTGATCTGCCGATCTTCGAAGAATGGTTGATGGAAAAGAAGAAGATCTGGGGAGACGAGAAATGCGCAAAATACCTCGCTTCCTGGAGACGACAGATCAGTCGAGAAGTCTACCGCGAAAAAGATTGGGACTTCGCCTTCTCCATGTTCGTCAAGTCAGGAGAAGTATATTTCAAAGAGGGCAACGTGCTCAACGAAGAAAGAAGGCTAACAGGTCAATCATCAAGACCAAGGCCAATTCAGAACCCAAGCATTGAATGTTGTGGAGCAATAACATGGGTCCAGCAAGCAATCTTTGAGGACATCAAGAAAGTTTGTCCAAGCTTTATCCAAGGATTAGATCCAGGAAAGTTTAAAGAGATTGTGTCAGGAGAAGTCGCAAAAATTTCAGAGCCAGTGTGTGTCAGCAGTGACGGATCAAATTTCGACGGACATCAAAATGTCGAAGTCATGGAGGTCGAAAGATATTTCTGGAATGGATATGCACCTCGTTTGCGAGAGCTTTTCTCCCAAGATGTAAGAATCAAGAACCCAGAAGTCATGGTTCAAGGATGTCTGTACATCGCAACAAGAGTCTGGACCCCAATCTTCATTCAATGGAATCGAATGAGAGGGTCAGACAACATTCCAGAGCTCGAGGAGATTGTGCCAGAATCCCGAGCAACAGGATCCAACAGAACGGTAAGGAACTACTTCAACGTTCAAGGAAAGAATTGGGTCCACTACTACGTCTTTGGTACTACTTTCTCAGGTCATCCAACAAGAACAACTTTGGGAAACACAATTCGTTCCATATGTTATCACAGCTATTTTTCAAGAAACGTCAAGAGTTTTATAGCAGCAAGCGGTGATGATGTATGTGTGTGGCTGTCAAAGCCAGAGTACAAGCAATATCTCAATGAAATGCTTCGATGCACAGCTCGAAATACAAATGAAGCAAAGATCGGAATAGGCCAATGTATCAAAGAATGGAAGGTCTCCGAATATTGGGATATGGACTTTTGTTCAAAACATTGCGAAGAGGTGATGGGTGAATGGAAAACCTATCGAGATGGTCGAAAAGCTTGGAGAGAGAAGATGTTCTACGTTGGTGGATTGTCTCTATTCCACGAAAGACCAGAACTACATCTTATCGCAATGAAGGAATCAGCAAAACTGGAGCTCGGTTGTCCTCTTCTGGACGAATTTTATGACCGAAGGCTGAAATTCCTAGAACAAAAAGCAAAGACAGAAACAAGAAAGCGGGAGATACGGATAGCACGGCTGAAGAAAGACAACAGATCCAGTGAGCTTTTAGAAATAAATGCTCCTGGTTTGTATGATCTATGGAGAGCCGACGTATCTAGATACAAGTGGGAGTCAACTGAGGTTTTTGGAACTATTTCACATGACATGTCATTGAATTTTTTCCTCAGTTCAGGTTGGTGCATTACTTCTCTTTTGAGTTGGAATGCTGGTGCAAGCGTAGTCACGCTATACTAAGCGCCTAGACCTTTTTACAAAATGTCCTTTTTTGGACGCGTCGCCGGAGTCTCCGGGTGCTTCGTGTAAGCCGGTTATTATGATAATAACAGACGTTTTCTAGCCAGTTTGGCGAAGGGTTTTTTCAAGATATAGTGAGGCTGTCAGTTCTCATATCTTTTTCCCTTTCAACAATAACTCCCCCC